ATGGCCTGGCGTCCCTGCATCCGGTCGAGGACAGCGTTCTCTCGGTATCCCATCGCGGTGAGGTCGCCTTTGTAGCGGAGCATATTCTCGTCGCGTTTGGCGTTGGCCGCACTCATCGCCAGGATGTCAGCGGGCGAACCCTCGCCCGTCACTCCGGACGCGCCATAGGCCGCGATCAGCGAGCCTTGCTTGAGTTCGGCTTGTTGCCTGAAGACGGCGGTATCCGCTTCGGTTTGTGACCGTGCGAGGATCGCATTGCGCTCGGACAACTGCGCGTTATACTCCGACGCCGTAGACTGCGCCCGCGCTTGCTGCATGGCGCCGTAGGCCGAGATCGCGGCCCCTGCCACCATCATGATTGGAATGGCAACAGCCATCAGCGGTCCTTTCTGAGACGGACGTACATATCTTGCAACTCGCCGTTCGGGCCGTACCCCGGCATGGTACTCTCATACGTGAAGCCAAGGCGCGTGGCCCACGCCACCATGCGCGGCACCTCGGGATCAAGCGTCAATTCCAGCCGGCGAATGTCGAAGCGATCAAGGAAGCGTTTGACGGCGCGATGGACCAACGGTCCGTAGCCCTGCGTGATGGCCTCGGACATGAGCGACCAGACTTGCGCGCGGCCATGCCAACAGTTGACCACGCCGGCGCAGGCGATGACTCGTGGGCCGTCGAAGGCGGTGAAGCACTGGCCGGCTTTCTGGACCGCTTCACCATACTCGTACGTCAGGATCGGGCGCATCGGGGCTTGCTCCGGTTGTAATGCGAGCCAGCACAGGTGCCACGGCTCGAAGGGTTCAATCGTCAACGCTCTTGCGTGTCGAGATCCGGCATGATCGCCGCAATCGTCGCCGGGACCGGCTGACTCACGCGGAAGCACACATAGTTGTCCGTGGTGTAGCTCCCTTCCCATGCGAAGTCTCCTTTATCGCCGTTGAACAAGGGCACCGCGGCGCCCAGGGCATCGCCCCCGGTGCGGAACACGAGGGGCGTGAGTTTCCCATACCCCGTGGGATTGAACGTCGCCCCGACGGACAGGCCGAGTGTATCATAGAGCCGGAAGAACACGCGATGGGAGCGCATGGTTTTGCCCTGCGCCGTGCCCTGGGACGCGCCGGCTTCCGGTCGGAGGGACTGGCCGTCGCTGTTGTACCGGTAGCCCACATGCACGACGGAGGCCGCGCGGGTCAACGTCACTGTGCCGGTGGTACTGACGACCACCTCCGGATGCACGGCCCCGTCCGCGAGGACGGAGACGGTTTCCCCGGCCAGGTGATAGAGCCCGGTGAGCGTACTCGCAGCCGAACCGTCGTAGGTCAACCCGCTGTCCACGAAGAAGGCGTCTTCCTGCGCGTCGCCCTGCTCCCACAGCCGTTGCATCACCTCGACGTAGCGAACCGTGCGGCCATTGAGATACCGCTTGACCAGCACCCAGACTTGATCGTGAATGCCGTTCGAGTCGGGAATCACCGCCACCGATTCGACCACCGCCCCCGCCGTCTGCCCCGCATTCGAGTATCCGCCGAGCGTGTGCCGATGCCATCCCGTGACTTTATCGGCCCGGGAATAACTGAAGCCGAGGAGCACCCCATCGTGCCGCACGCCCCACACCACCTTGACCCGTTTCTTTTGATACGCGATCTCTTTGAGCCCCGAGGTGGCCTCGGTCGCCCCTTTCGTCACATGCTCGGCCAGGATGGTCATGTCGTACGCATCCAGGGCGTTCTCGTTAAACGAATACGTCATCTCGTACAGTTCGCGCCCGCCGGCGGCGATATGCAGGAGCGCGTTGCCGATTTTGACCGGCTGCGTATCGGTGCTGCCGTTGTTGGTCGATTGCTTGGCGTTGATATTCGTCGGCGTGATCGCTTCCCCCAAGGCCGACGGGCTCACGAGCCATTCGCCTTCCACCGTCCCGACGGCAATGCCGCTTGAAAAGCCCTTCATCCAGCGAATGACTTGCACATCATCGGAGTTCAGGCTATAGCCCACGGCGCTGTCATCGGCCACGGTGCCGGTCGTGCCGGAGGGCGCGAAGTTCAAATAGTCGCCGGTCTTGGAGCCGTCGATCCTCGAAGGGCGGTAGGTACAGCCCCCCATCCAGAGGCGATCGCCAAAGAACGTCCCGCAGGCGGGATAGCCGGTCGTGTCAGAGTAGAGCCCCATGCGCCAGACAGTTTTGGCCGCCGTACTCGTGAGGGTATTGATGACCGTGACGGTGACGACCGTGGTCGAGGTCCAGCCGGTGACGAGGACGTAGCCCCACACCGACCCTTGCTGGATGCGTATGTACCGTCCGACATCCGTCGTCTGGAACCCGGTGTCGTCGTTGATGCCGGTGATGGCCGAGGCGGTGAGGGTGACGCCCGAACCCGTCGCCGCGCTCGGGGTCAAGGTGGTCGTCGTGGTGTTCTCGGGCAAATACGGCCCGTCGAGCAAGGTCAATTCCGTGAGGGTCCACGAAGTATCGGACGTGCGGTTCAATGAGGCTGTGGGATAGTCGGGATGAAAAATATAGAGCACGTCCGCCGACTGGACAAACTTGAGTTCAAAGAGATCCGCTTCGGCATAGGTGGTCGTCAAGGTGTAGACTTCGGCCACGGTGCCACCCGAGGACCAGGCCGTATACCCCGTGCTGTTGACGTTCGTGCCATCGACCGTTTGCAACTCAAAGGTATTGGCCCCCGCGTTCACGTTGGCGACTTTGAACCGCCGGCCATTGACTTCCGTCATGCCGACCACGCCCGTGATATCCACGTGATCGCCGTTCGCGTAGGTGTCGGACCCGCTGTAGGTCAGGACGGCCGGGTTCGCTTGCGTGATGCCGGTGATGTTCTGCGCGGTCCGCGTGACGGGCGCGCTGTTCTTTTTGAACCGGACATAGAGATCGCCAAATTCGAGGATGTAACTTTGCACGGTCGAATACGTGAAGGCGACGAGGCGCGTGGCTTTGGTCGAGTCCTTCACTTCATCACAGAAGTACGTCCCCGACCGCCGTGTGAGCGGGCCTTGCGTGCGCGGAATCCAGTTGAGACAGGTGGCAAGGGCGGACTTGTATCGATCGAAGTCCACCCGCCCATACATGAGCGGAGAGAGTTCGCCGGTATTGAAACTGGTTTGAATCGGGCTGGCGCCGGGCATTTAATACTCGCTCCCGCCGGTCCCGACCATCCACCCCCGATCGGTCGCGTAGATCGACCCTTGCTGCCGCGCCGCGATCCAACTATCGAGCGGTTCCGATTCGGGCGTGCGCTCGGTCGCGTTCAGGCGTTTGGCTTCTTTCTTGAGTTCGAGATACTCGGCGTTGAGCGCCTGCTTCTTCGTATTGGATTGTGTGATGACTTCACAGAGATGCCAGGCAATCTTGCACGCCAGCATTTCCACAAAGATCGGGTCGAACTGCACCGGGTCGGTGATTTGGGCGATGTACCGGATCTCCAGCGCCGACCCGTCATTGGTCAGAATGGCCGGCGCCCCCTCATGGCTTTCAATCTTCCAGTCGAGCCCCAGTCGCGGCGGCAGGAGGACTCGGAGGCAGCCGGTCGGGAGCGGGAAGGCGTAGGCAAAGGTGAAGTCCGGCGCCGTGGCCGAGGCCGCGAGCGTGGCCCGCTTGAGCGCAAACTTCCAGAGCGCCGCCCGTAGTTCCCGATCGCGCAAGGGTTCGAAGCAGACGTTACAGTGCCGGGCGTTGCTGTTGTCTTCATCCAGCGAGACGATCCGAGACTGCCCGAGCTTTTGGAGGGCGAGATTACAGATCGTGACAGTGCTGATCGCCATGCTTATGACCCCTCTCGGTAACAGGCTTCTAAGTCGCCTTGCATGCGCCGCACACAGGTCACACTGAGCGTCATGGCGTCAGGATCTATCGAGCCGTCCGCCCGATAGGCGGGCGTGATGTCACTTCGGTGGCATGGGGGACTGGCCGAGCACCCCGTCAACCCCAGCAGTAAACTCATCCAGAGAACGCTTCGTAAGCGCATCGCGTGTGCCTTTCCGTTCAGCCCGTCGTCCTTCCAGCACGTTCAAGACGGCGGGGATCGCCGCCAAGAACGCCGAGAGTGCCCCTAAGATCAGCTCAATCATTGGACTCACTGACGCGCGGGGGGTTGACCACTTGTGCCACAGGCTGCGGGTGTGAAGAATTGGACTTGTTGAAGTCCTTCGCCAGCGCAATGCCCACGCCTGTGACGATCCCGCCCGCAAACTTCAACCAGCCGTCCGTACTCGACGGAAGCCCCTGTTCCACAAAGACCTGCTGCGCCACCGTCAAGACAATCACCACATACCCCACGGCACTCGTCATCCAGCTTGACCCTAGCATGCAGACCTCCTAGTCAGCGTAGTTTGAATTTCCAATGCTCGTGTTCGAGCGCTCGTATACGGTCTTCCTTGTCTGTATCTCGGCGTTCCAACTC